TCTTTCTGAGAGCTTTAGATCTGCTTATTTCTGTAATCCCATGCTTAATTCTTGATTAGAAGTGCTTTTTGTCTGCTTATTGGTGGCATCGGCTATCATCGGCAACATTTTAGAAGCCAACGCCTGGATATACCAGGGTTGACCACTTAGATCCTGTGTCATACTATGCAAAAAAGAAAGTTGAGAACCCTCCTCCGAGCCTTTAAGTTCTTTAGCGGCGGCTCCCATAGAACCAGCCCAGAATTTTTTAAGGCTCTCACGCGCTTGTGGAAGCATAAATTCCTCAAAATCAATTAACATCTGTTCCCGAATTTTTTTTGTTATAACATCCAGGGACATAAGCAAAGTGTCGTCAGATTCAGAACTTTTTAACCAGGACTCTATTTTTTCTTGAGTTCTTAGCGGTATCCAATAAGTATAGATCAATAAGTAAAGCCCAAAGCTCAAGATCCAGATGGCGGCAAAAGTGGCGTCGGTCATGCCAGTCCTTTAGGATCAAACCCAAACTCCCTTAATCTTCTTTCCCACCACGTTATTTCAGTTTTTTCTTTAATTGGATCTACAAATGTTTCTTCCACTTCTTCTTTTACCTGGTTAATTAGATCTTGGAGTTTAGTGGAAACAATCCCTGGTAGATCTTCTAGGGCTTGAGCCAAAGCATCTAACATTGCTAGGGCATCCTCCATTGAATGATACAACGAAGCCAGGACAACAGGCTTTGGAACATTTAGATCAATGGCGGGGATCGGTTCCGCGATCGCGATTAATTTAGAAACTGCGTCAGCTCTCTTATCGAGCTTGGCAAAAATTACCCAGGCTCCAAAAATAATAAGAGGCTGTAAAATTGGAACCAGGCGCGTCCAATCAATATTACTCATTATTTCCTGGAAGGGATCCTTTTTGGCCATATTAGACTCGATACCCCGTTAATATGCACGATGCAAACCCATTATTGTTACTCTGGAGCGCCTGAATCTTAACTGTTGAATTTGGCGGGATCATAAACTCAAACATCTTGGGTTGGTTGCCCAGGTTGTCCGCATCTACAACAAATTTTTCAACGAATAATGCGGTACCGTCTACATTGATCGTATAGGACATAACTTCCGTGGCGGAGATCCCACTCCAATCAATCCCTAAAGTTACCCTGGTTAAATAAAATGCTGAAGGGTTCGTATAATTCAATAGAGTCACTCCAGATGCACTTAGGGCCCTGCTTCCACTCCAGCCATAGATGTTACCACCTTTAGCCCTGGAGACTGATTTAGATGCGGCTAAGGTCATTCAAACCAATTCACCCAGAAAGTTGATAGTCCAGTTAACATTAGAGGTAGAACTAGTGTTAACGTCAACTTTTACGGTGCTTAATGGAGGAATAAAAAACGGAATAGGATCCCAGTCTGATTGGGCTCGTCCCGCTTCATTTTTAGATCTAAAACGATACACGCTTACACCGTTTAAATAAATAGTAATCATATAGGTAGCCCCTCCAGCTAACTGGTCAAAGTCTGTAGCCCAGGGAAATAAACCTTTAATTGGTTTTTTGCCTGTGGTAAATTCTAACGCTGTGGCTGTAAGCGCTCCATCTTGAGTTAATACCAAGCCACTGTAAGCGTAGCAGTGGTTACCTAGCGTTACCAGGCTTTTAGAACCACCAAGAAAGGTAGCGGCGTGTTGTTTAACCATTCAAAGGATCACTCGAAATATAGAGTAACCGCGCCAGACGAAGCCGCCATACTGCCGCCCCCGCTAATCTGAATAGCAATTTGTAGATCTATGTTGTTTGCATTACCAATAGCGAATGCTACAGGGACAGATTGAAAACCAACTGCGCATGCCGCATCGGCTGTATCGCCAGCTATTCCCATGATGGTGAAGTTCTGTTCTGAAAAATCAGATCCAAGAAGTCTGCATACAACCTGGTATCCTTTTGCATTAAATCCGTCCATCGCACAATCCACCCTGGATATGCGGGATGCTCCACCAGGAACCTGAATATTACCCAGGTTACTGCTGTTCATGTTATCGGTTAAAGAAAAATATTCCTTATCCGTAGGCGTGCTATCGAAAGTCCTCGAAATTGTTGTGACCATTGTGTTTATAATCTAAAATAAAGTTTAGATCCTCCTAGTTTTAGTTGTGGAAACTGTTTCCTGGCAAAGGCTCCTAAGAGCGCGATACCTGAAGCAGTCACTAATGTTTTGCGTCCTGGTTCGGAACTAATCATACTAATTGCGTTTCCTGCCAGGGTATTGAATGCTAGACCTAATTGACCGTCTGTTATGTCTTTGATGACACCTTCACCCATTGTGGTGATTGTACCCAGGCTTGTGCCTGTTTGGGTGGTTGTAGGTGTTCCTGCGTTTAGGTAAGCTGCAATCGCGAGACCGCTAGCCATACCACTTATCGAGGGATGGGGGATTGATTTTCTCATATTTCTCCTTTTTGGGTTATTCTTTTTCGTGTATGCTCGTCGGGCTGTTTTCCTCACTTGTCCTTTTCGTGTAGAACGAGTACGAGCTTTCGACGCTTTGTAGGACTTTTCGGAAATTAATTTGCCGTCACGAAAATACATTCGGCGGCCTTTGGCTCCTTTCCGTGTGTACAGTCCGACAGGCACAGTTACTCGTATATGAGTAGCTACTTAAGTTTGGAGGGTCTTAAATCCCTCACAATTAGGACAAGGGTACTGTTCTCCTGGCTTATAATGAATCTGCCATTCATGTTTACACCTGGAACATCTTAAGATCGCTTCCCTTTGATAATTCATACTACACCACATGCCTGGCATCCATCTAAACCCTGCTTAGTTTGTGCAAATAGATTCTCGTGCGAATAGGATTCGCCACAGTCTGGACAGTTGTTAAAGCTCCTCCATTGTGTCTGAGTATCGCCAGTTCGTCGGTAGTAACCTGCCGCACATTCTGGACAATGTTTCCCTACTATAGTACCATGCAATTTGGTATAACATACCTGGCATATTTCTCCTTCATAATAGGATGCCGCGACTTTGGTAAACAATTCGGATCTGTTTACACCTGTCGCTTTCAAAAACTCCAAAAAGTTAACTGGAGCATTTACGTTCACCACCTTTGTGATAATCCGCTTTCCTTCACTATCCGTTTTTTCGGGACGGCCAACCCTCCTTTTTGTCTTAACCATAACATACCAGATAGAATAGAGTATATAATTATTTAGTTAATTAATTACATATACAAAGAATACCGCCCCAACCTACGAAAACCTTTCGATATTTTCTATTATAAAAAGTAATATTTATACCACTCGGTTTTTTTCAACAAAAAATAAGACGTCATACTACTACTACTACTATTAATTAACTAAATAATATATATAATATACTAATCTTTTCCTCTTTTGGAGCTGATATTAGGGGTGTTTTGTCTTTCTGAGAGCTTTAGATCTGCTTATTTCTGTAATCCCATGCTTAATTCTTGATTAGAAGTGCTTTTTGTCTGCTTATTGGTGGCATCGGCTATCATCGGCAACATTTTAGAAGCCAACGCCTGGATATACCAGGGTTGACC